CCAGCGACTACTGGAACAAGGGTGGCCGCAGGCCGCCCGAGGCGTGGGGCAGCATTGAACACGGGGAGATGAACGCATGAGAGATGACCAATCCCGTATCCGTTTCGTTCGGCCCTACCAAGCGTACAGACGCGGTGACGTGATCGTGATGGACAAGGGGCCAGCCAAGAGCCTTGTGCTGCATGGCTACGCCGTCAATCACGTCGAGGAGCAGCCCCTGCTCGAGGTGGCGACCGTTGAGCGCCGCGACGTGGAAACCGCAGACGCACCGCGCAGGAGAAAGCGCCGATGAGATACCGCAGCCTTATTCGCAGTACGGAACCCGCCAGCAACCCCGTAACGCTAGCAGAGGCCAAGCTGCACCTGCGCATCGACAACACAGACGACGATGCCCTGATTGGCAACCTTATCACGGCGGCTACCCGTTGGGCTGAGGATTATTGCGACCGGACGTTTTGTAATACGCGGTGGCAGATGCGCGTGGACTCGTTCTACGGGGCCATCGGCTCGCCGGTGCAGTTTGGCTTGAAGGCGGACGGCAACAACATTGACGGCCGCCAAGGCACCGTGCCGCAGTTGGACTTGGAGTTGCCACGCCCGCCGATGGTGACGGCCGGAACGGCCACGGCCATCACGATCACGTACACGCCCGCTGTGAGCGGCACCACGGCCACGCTGGACTCCACGTCGTACCGGGTGGACCGCCAGGCCACGCCGGGGGTTTGCCGCCCGCTGTACGGCCAGACGTGGCCCTCGCACCTTGTTGATCAGAACAGCGTCACGGTGACGTGGTGGGCTGGCTACTCGTCAGACGGCACGAGCGTCCCGGCCCCGGTGAAGTCTGCTATTCTCCTGATCGTCTCGCAACTGTGGAGCAACCGTGACGCAGCCCAAGAGGCGGCCTTGAATGAGGTTCCGTTTGGCGTCAAAGCGATGCTCAACACGCTGCGGTGGGGGAGTTATTGCTGATGATGCTTCCTGCTGGGAAAATGTGGACCCGCGTGACGATTCAGCAACCGTCTCCAACGGCAAACGAGGTTGGCGAGCCGGTGCTAACGTGGTCCACTTTTGCCACCGTGTGGGCCGACGTGCAGCCGCTGTCGGCTCGAGAAACTGAGCGGTACGCCGAAGCCGTTGGATTCATGAGCCACAAGGTGCGGATTCGTTACCTCAACGGTCTCACGTCAGCCATGCGGATTGTGTACCGAAACAGGGTTCTGGAGATCGGCCAAATAACGGAACACGACAGGTTGGATTATCAGGAAATCGTCTGCACTGAAAAAAGAGACGCATCTTTCGTGCCCACTGTTCCTTCCGCTCCTGTGATTTATACCGCTAGGGATGTCGATCCCATTCAGTGGACAACTCCCAGTGACGGCGGTTCTGCTCTCACGGGGTACAAGCTCTACAGAAACGGTGAGCTAGTGGAGCCTGACGGCGGCGACGCACCGTGGACCGAATCTAGTTCGGACACGTATGTAGTCGGTTCCGTGATGCAAGTCCGCGCCGTGAACGCCGTTGGGGATGGACCGCTTTCAGATCCGGTAACGGTGGCATAAGGAACACGCCATGAGCCTGCCCGAAGCCCCAGAAGCATTTCTGTACGCACGCCTGACGAGCCGCACGGCCGTCTCTTCTCTCATTAGCACGCGCGTGTACCCGCTGATTGCCCCACAGGGCGCGCCGCTGCCGCTCGTTGTGTATCAACGGACTGCCGTGGAGCGTCCCCAGTCGCTTGCTGGCAACGTCGGCAACCCCGTGGTGACGCTGCAGCTGACCACCTACGGCACGTCGTACACGTCGGTAAAGTCGATTGCTCGAGCGGTACGCCTGGCGGTGGATGGCTGGACTGGCACGACGGCAGGCGTGACGATCCAGCGGAGCACGTTGCAGAGCGAGGCTGACGGCGTGGACTTGCCCGCCGATGACCAGATGCTGCCGTACTACTCAGTGGTGCAGTCGTTTCAGTTTCGCATCAACGAGGCGACGTAATGGCCCGCCAAGTCACGTTCAAGATCAACACGACGCAGAAAGATGCCCGCTGGCTCAAAGAGAAAGCGTTGGCGGACGCCTTTCAGGTTGAGCCGTCTGAGGTGGTGGAGGCCGTAGAGCACGCACTGCAGCCTGCACTGTGGGCTCTTCGCAAGAACGTCTTAGCGGCTAAGGTTCGCACTGGCAGGCTGCGTTCATCGCCTGGGACTGTGGTGCGGAAATATGGCGGCAAGTCCCGGCTGACGGTTGTGGGGCTTGTTGGCTACAAGTCGGGCGTGGCCCCGCACAGCCCGTATCTGGAACTTGGCACGCCCCCTCGTGCCGGGCGTGGCAAAGTCGTGGCCCGCCGGTTTGCGTGGCTGGCCTACTACCAAAACAAGGCGGCCATGAAGGCAACCCTTCAAGCCAACCTTGAAGCCGTCATGCAGAATGCCATAGACGGCGTGGAGTAACTGCAAGGGGTGCCTATTGGTCGCCTAGTTTGTGAATAGGGCTTGCCGCCCATAACTCACTAGGAGAGGCCACGATGGCAACTGATTCGCAGGGCAATAGCTTTGTCTTTGCTAGCTCGACGTACACCGTCACGAGCGTCACCGTCACGCCCGGCGGCGATCTGCTGGACGAGTCGCACCTGGGCCTTGCCACCGGTGCGGGGCGACGATACCAGACCCCGGCGCTCAAGGATGACGAGATCAGCATGGAGGCCCTCGGCACCTCAACCGTGGCGGTTGGCACTAGCGGCAATCTCGTGTTTGCCAGCACGACGTACACCGCCATCTGTGCGAGCTCGAGCGTGGCCTACGCCGTTGGTGAGTTGGTCAAGCAGTCCCTGACGTTCAAGGTTCGTTCATAGCCGAGGGACGGCATGGCGAACGTCTCGCAGGGCACGACCGTCACCTGGAAAAGCACTGCGCTTTCTGAGGTGATTTCTATTTCCGTGGACGGCGTGTCTGCGGACGTTGTTGAGATAACGCCCAGGAGCTACCAAGGGCGCGACAAGCGTTTCAAGTCCGCAGACGGCGACTATGGCACCATCACCGTGCGATGCCGTGGCACAGCGGCAATGAATACGTCGTACGTCACGACCACGGGCTTACTTTCCATCACGGCCCCCGGCGCGTCGTTCTCTTCTAGCAAGAGCATCCTTCAATCGCTTGCGTGGAATGCTAGCGTGGGTGAACTGCAGGAGTGGACCGCTGTATTCAAGATTACGGAGTAGCCATGCCGTCTCTGACAAAAGACCAGATTCTTGCCGCTGACGATTTGGGAATGCTCAAGCTCACTGTGCCCGAATGGGGTGGTGATGTGTACGTGAGAGTTATGAGCGTGGGAGAGCGTGACGCCTACGAAAACGAATGGATGCGAAAGAAGGAAACGGGCGTTGACGATTTCCGCTCCAAGTTTCTAGTGCGGTGCCTTGTGGACGATAAGGGCAACCGGCTCTTTGACAACGGCGACGTTGCGAAGCTGGCGGCAAAGTCTGCCAAGGTTGTGAATCGCGTTTGGCAGGCCGCCATGGAACACAACAACCTTTCCGATGAGTCGATTGAGGAACTGGCAAAAAACTGAGAGCCCGGCCAGACCGGGCCTTCCTGTTTCGTTTGGCGTTAGCGACTGGCTGGAGTTGGGAATACGTCAACGCGATGCCGGTGACGTTGCTGAGAGAGTGGATGGCGTTCGATAGGTACGTGGAGCCGTTTGGCAGGGAGTGGCAGCAGACTGGAACGCTGGCGGCGTTGACGATAGCCCCGCACGTCAAAGGCAGGACACCAAAACCGGAAGACTTTATGCCGATTCGTCGGCCGCCGATGACAGGTGCTGAGATTGCCGCAGAGCTCGGAAAGCTAAGACCGCAGAACAATGGCCAAACTTGACCTAGCATTTCAGCTGAGCGCGAACGCCGATGGCGTAGCAGCCGGCGTTGCGCAGGCAGACCGCGAGTTGGCCAAGGTTGGGGCCAGTGCAAAGGCCACGGCTGCTGAGTTTCGCCAGGCGGCGAAGATCACGGCGGAACTGCGGACGCCCGCCGAGAAATACGCCGACACGATCGGCAAGCTCGACGCGATGATGCAGAAAGGCATTCTGTCGCAAGAAGTCTACGGCAGGGCCGTTGCCAAGGCCGACGCAGAACTCAAGGCGGCCACCTCGAGCACCGACCATATGGCCCGAGCGGCCAGCGTCACTGAGCGAGTCGTGAACGGTCTGAGTGGTGCGATTGGCGGTATTGGCAATGCCACCAAGAGCGTGGCGGATGCTGGCGTGAGCGTCATTGCGTTTGGCAAAGACATCGCGTGGACGTACACCCAATGGCGAGTGCTCAGTGCCATTCGTAATCCTGCTGGGCTCAAGGATTTTGCCATCAGTGCCTTTAAGGGTGCCATGGCCGCCCGCACGATGATTCTGGCCGCCAAGGCTCTTGGCGTCGGCCTGGCCCTTAGTGGAGGTGCCGCTGGAACTACTGCAGCTGCTGTGCTGGGGCTGAGCAATCCGCTCATCGGCGGTGCCTTGCTGGCGATCAATCTCGGCAAGGCGTTTCTGAACGCAAAGGACCGAGCCTTTGAGATGGCAGCCGGAATCACTGCCGGAACCGTCGCGCTGGAATCGCTAAACGCTGAGCTTGGCCAGGTGCAGGCCCAGCAGGTGGACAACCTAGCTTTTGCCATGGAAGAGGCGACTGCTGCCGGCGAGCGTTCCGAGAGTGCATTTGCTGGGCTGGCCGACGTGTTCGTGACGCCGTTCATTG